GATCTCATTAATGGTCATGAAGTTTTTAGCTTTTTCGGCAAGTTCGCATTTTGTGTAGAACGATCCCTCAAGAGCATCCAGCCCTTCAAAGTCTGCCTTGATGTAATACTCATCCTTGAAAACTTTTCTGATGAGATAAGAACTATTCCATCCTGACTCAATCATCAAAGACATTGGAACGATTGTATTGTTCCAAAGGTTAGCTTTTTGATCTTCAGCGGTACTTCGATTCACATCTTGAACAATGCCAACCTGACTAGGAGGTATTCCCATGTTGGCAAGAAGGGTCATTCTATTTTCTTTGAGCGATTCAAGATGCTGCATCTCAGACATACTGAGGGTGGAATTGATCCATTTAGCACCTTTTGGCAGAAATAATTGTCTCCACCAGTTACGCTTTCCGGTAAATGCTTGCTCGAATGTCCTCATAAGACGTTCCATTCGAGATTTGCTAATGTCCTGCTCAGTCTCAATTACCCCGGAATGCATACCTCCACGCAGGTAAAAAGCCATTTCATATTCATTCTTGTAACGATCAAGAAGAATTGGCCTCGATCCAGCTACGATAAGAGGTAGCCCATAGAACGGATTGAATGGGTTAGGTAGTTTAACGTGAATGATTCGCTCGAATGGGATAGTCTTTTCAGCGAATTTCAGCAGAGAATTCTCTCCAACTGTTACCGATTCAATAGGACCGACTTCTAGAATCTTCTTACGGCTTTCTGCGCTATCAACTGCCCTTAGATTTGGAGTAAGAGATTCGACAGGAACCCAGAAACAAGTCTTATAATCCTCGTCCATAATCAAAAAGTAATTACCGCCAAGAACAAGGTCGATATAGCTACAGCTATCTCTAAATTTTTGGCTCGTTATATAATTTCCAGAGTTAATCAGCTTAGTTAACGGATGGTCGGTCACAACTTCATTAGTAGACCTCTTATGAACCTTGAAAGGAACAGTAACCAAGTTCCTAGAAATAAGAGCAGAGCAGGTATTAACCCATGGCTCTTTGAGATAAAGAGATTTAAGCCTACCAATTGTAGCTTGGATATCGAATTCTACCCCAAAATAATTGCCATTATCGTTGAGACTGCTTACTTGAAACTGATCGTAAGAAAATTCCTTTCTTACAACATCATCAACATCTATCCCAGAAATATTATTCAATTCTGACAGACTTCGTAGTTCTTCTTTCTGAGGAACAGCAGATAAATTAATATCATTTGGTTTTCTTGAGAAAATACCCATTTTAATGTCCTTGGTTAGTCGTTTTCAAAATCAATATCAACTTCACCGTCATCAAACATTCCGTCCTCTGTAACAAATATCTGTTCCTCATCTTCGATAACGGCTGAATATGCACCTATAATATCATCAAGCGATTCACCATTCAAAGCAGCCTCCAGAAGTTTCTCGCTATCTGTGGTCGATGAATTGATATAAGAGCCAGATATAGCTAGAATCGCAGCAGAAACAACATCATCATGCTCACCTTCTGGAGCACCATACTTATGTAGCCCAGTGGAAGTAACCGAAAGCTCATAAACCGCAAATTCATGGGCTATGCATTTCAATCTTGGTGTCTTGTGCCAGCCCGATTGGATCGCCATAACCGCTTTTGTTATCATCTCGCTCTTGGATTTATTGGTAAACGAAATAGGATAGAGACTTGCCTCTAATTGAGCCTCTTCAAGCATGTCTTCAAATGATACACCAACACCTGTAGAGTCAAATCTTACGGTATTTTCAGCTCCATTAAAGTAATTGGTTAGATAAGTCTTAAGCCTAATTACTTGTTGAGGATATGAAACATGCTGGAAACGGCAAAAACCGACCAGTTTTCCATGGCTATTGACAGAATAAAACACAGTGAAGTCCATTTTCTTGGCTATGTCTATTCCATGGACAATCTCATCTTTTCTTTCAGCCTCATCAGCAATCCAAAACTTCTCATGACAGCTCCGAACATTGATGGATTGATCCCACATTAAGTCCAAATCGCCAAAGGTTGAGCTGTGGCTGATGAATTCCGCTAAATAGTATTGGGCAAAAAGATGATGAGGTAACAACTTTTTCGCCCTTAAAATAGCCTCTTTCGTCACGAATGGGCTATCTTCGGTTTTCATGTGGCAGTAACAGAAGAATGGATCCTCATTTCTCATCGACTGTTTGGCAATATCATAATACCAAGTAAGTCCTCTTGGCGTTCCAGTAACTATTCCCTTACCCCGTGTTTGAGTTATGGTTGTAGTTAAAGAGATCCATACTTGTTTTACAATCTTCCCTGCCTCATCAATGACAAAACGATCTACCGCTTCACCTTCGATGGTTGTCTCTGCGTCCTTACCATGGAGAAATTTGACGAACGATCCATTACCAAATCGGATTTCCAGTAGCCCATCCATCATATTGATGGAGTTATCTTGAGGGAGGAAACTCTTGAAATAACGATATGCAATTTTGCACTTCAAGTAGGTCGGAGCGATCCAAACACAGAATAATCTTGGAGTAGATAGAACTTCGGTAATCATCCATAGGCATGATCCATAAGTTTTACCAGTCTTCACGCCCGCAGGTGCGACTAAAACTTGAGCAACCGGATGATCTAATGTCCAATAGAGAAGTTTTTCCTGACCACCATTATGTGGTGAAGGTAATCGAAGGGTGATTGTTTTTCTGGGTGCAACCAATGCCATAATCTTTCTCCATGTTTTAATGATTACATGAAGAAAGGTTAAAGATAAATATTAATTTATCTGTTTGTTTGCCTCGGCATAATATAATTTTATTCTGTTTAAATTATCATCCAATGTGTCGATATATTCAGATAACCCAGACCGTCCCATGACCTTTAAATGATTTTCAATATAGTGATGCATTAGCCCATTAATCAAAATCATATTGGTGTTCAAAAATATCTCCCAATCAAATTCTCCCTCCTCCTGTCCACCCAGTTTCATGGTCAGATCACCCACGAAATCAACTACGTCATTTGTTATGGTGTCCAGTCTCTCTTTAGCCATTCGGGTCACAATCTCGCTTTTCACAATAAAACTCCTTATTTAGATTTTTCTCTTTCAATCTCTTTCTTAACAAATTCAACGAAAACATTATGATTGTTTGCACATAATCTAACCATAAATTCGACTAACTTCGATACATTTATTGAGTGAATCGATGCTACACCCCTCAAATAATCCAATTGTGATTTATAAAAATTAATACTAAACTGTTGTCTAAAATCCATCTTGACGACCTCCTTTTTATTGTATAGATTTAAGTCATTCATGAGTAAAAATCAAGGAGCTAGTGTGAATAAACTTTGCGTATTTATAGCTAAGATTCTTATGGTTTTCTGTAATCACAGATGGGCTTATGTAGAAAGAATAAACTTAGGCGTGGGTATTTTCGCTAAATTCACTTGTCAAAAATGTAGAAAAAGCGCATATGTTCCTTATTCAAGTGGGGTTAATTCTGCTCATAATGAGAACAATTTATTTTAAATTATGTGAGCTAATATGCGCGATTATCGAAGGACTACTCCGTTTAATTCTAACGTGTCTAGAGGTTCTAACAATACTACTGAGGTTTGTAATATGAACGATATTGAACTGGTTCTTAAAGCTATGGAAGATTTAAGGCAATCCATTATGAAATCAAATGAGGAAATAACAAGGAATCTTTACGATATCCAACGTGAACAACTCAATATTAGAAAAGAACTTATCGCCATACAACGAGAAGAAATGAATTTAAAGATCGATGCCATCAAAGGCATGAAGGAGATAACCAAGAATGATGATATCGATTTTTTAAAACAAATAGACGCCATAGATAACGAATATCTAGACAAATCCATCGAACGAGCACGAAAAATACAGGAGTTACACAATGAGGCTATTTTCAAGTAAAGAGAGACAGGTACTTTTGTCTCTATTGGAAGCAAAAATATCAATCAATCGCAGCTATATCCAGCTCAGAGAAAAAGACAGCGAAATCTGCAAAACCATATGTGGGTTAACTGGAGGGGATCCAGCGAAATTAATCAACGTAGATGAAATTCTCCTAGAACTTGCCAAACAAAACAATGTTTCATCAAAATAAAAAAAGCCCATGCATTTCTGTATGGGCTTCTTTTTAGACCGAGCAAATATTATTTGCCAGTCTCAGGAGGCATTGCCACGGTAATCTTCTGGATTTGTGCTGAAAGAGCACTGACAGAAGCAAGTACAGAGCTAACTGCACCAGTTACTTGGGTGATGCCATTCGCAAGCAAATACTGCTGGCTGGAAGGGGGGATCCCTTCCATTGCCATACCTACAGAACGAGCCTCGACCGGATCAAGAAGTGCATAATCTTTCAGAGAAGATTTGGCAATTTCATTATAGCCCCAGTTTTGTGCGTTCTGACGTTCGACAGCATTCTCACGACCAATCGACCTTACATGATCGTAGTCATTGCCTTGCTGAGATAAACGTGCAGAGTGAGCCCTCGAAGCTCCCATCAGAAAATCATAACCCATGTTGTCATAAACGGATTCGTTTAGAGCCATAATAGCCTCCTGTAAAAAATTAGTGTTGCAACACTGTAATATTATCTCTCTCATATTTTCGATTGTTTCACCAAATAAAACAACATATTTTTTTTAAACGATTTTGGGTCTAGCCGATGCAAATCTACCATCTTTGGTTACTTGAACTTCGTATATAGCACTATCGTTTTTACCGTGATTTTCAACAATATCTTTCCATCCAAATTTGTTCTTCATCGTGAAGATCCATGTGGATGCATTGTATCCCTTAATTAAGCCTTTTGCGCCTTTTAACCCAAGGTCTAACCAATGGTGATAGTATGCCTCCTCACCAATTTCTTTTGCTTCTTTGAAGGTAACTCGATCTTGAACCCATCTGTCCAAGGTCTGTTTAGATACGCCAACTACCTTCGCAAAACTCTGAAAATCATAGCCTTCAGTCATATGTTTTATCAGCATATTTGCGAACTTTTTGTCATAAACTGAATGTTTCTTGTTGATATGTTCTTCTGCCAAGTCCGTAAATTCGTCCAAATTCACAGGACATTCAGCAGCTATGTCGAGGGTTTCAGTTTTTTCTAATAGAACTTTGCTTGGTCTTGCCATAAAATTTATCCTCAGAGACATAATCTTACAATTAAATATGAGCAGGTATTCATGAATGAAATAATATGCCCATACTGCCAATTTACCACAAAATCAGATCAAATACAAAACCATGGAGATCGCCTTACTGTCATCTGTAAGAAATGTGAGAATCGATTTGACGTATTTCTTCACGCCAAACCCTTTCTCTGCTACGAGAAAATCTATAACCCAAAACTGTATTGGATCTTAAGCCCATGAAATTCATTGAACTGACTAACCCCTATCATAAGAAAGTCTTCGTCAACGCCGAAGCCATAACCTCAATCCAAAAATCAATAGGCTCGAACACCGAAGTTCAAGTCGGAT